TCTCAGCTAAATTAACTGGTGCTGTTGCGAATGTTAATGTTGTACCAGAAATTGTATAGTCATCTGTTGGAACTAAACAAATACCATTTACAAATACTAATACGTTATCAACTGCTCTACCAGTTGTGATAGTAATTGTTGTTGCAGAACCATTACCAGTAAATGTTCCTTTAGAATAACTTAAAAGTGGTGCAGGTAAATAATAATCCCAAGATGTTTCTGAAGTCCCAGAAGTAGATATACAAGTTATTGTTGCAGTTAAACCAGCACCTAAAGTTGCAATTAAATTAGCACCAGAAGAATTTATTGTAACCGAACCAGTTGAGTTGTTATGAATTTCGTAAGATTGTCCAAGTGATAATGTACTTGTAACTGGCATAACAACTGTGTGAGTAGTTGAACCAGTAAAGAATTGTTTGAAGCCACTTGTTGTTGTTAATGTTTTTGTTCCAGCAGAAGTAGCAGTTGTTTCGTATGATGTTGTTGAATCAAATAAATTAACTGTATTGTTTGTATGGTCAATTTGCAGAATAGAAATGTCATCAGCACCATCATAATATTTTAAAATTGGTGCAGTAGAAGTAGTTGTGTCTAGCCAAAGAGAATTTGCGACAGCAGAAGCTGGTCTTGATGTTCCTGAGTTTAATGTATTGATTGCCGAAAGTACGTTGTTTAAATTTGATCTGAACGCAGGGAAACCTGAATTTTCTATGTTATAATCTGAATGTTGTGCCATATTCTATCTAATATCTTAATCAATAACCTTTTGCAAGGTAGTCAAAAGTTTTACTTATTGCAGTCCCACCACTATTTCTAAAAGTTATACCAAAACTTGAAATTGTTTTACTTGTTATATCGTAATAATTTCCAGTTCCCAAACTTTGAGCAGTAATTCCAACAGCATAGTTAGCAGAATAAAATGGATTTGTAAATGTTACTGTGTATGTTCCAGCACCTGAAGTTAAATCATTTCCACTAAATATTCTATCTGGTGCATCAATACTTACAGATAAAGCACTAATAACTGGAGTAGAACTTAAATCAAATGAACTAAGGGTTAATCTAAATTTATAATACCTTGCTGTGTAATCTCCAACAACGAAGTTTCTAAATGATGTGTATGTGATGTTATCATCAGATAAAGCGATCTCTAAATGTGCATTACAATTAGCAGGGGTATCTCCGTCAAAGTTAGAACCTGCATCATCAAAATTTCCAGTTCTCGCATCAAACAAATCATCTAAGTTATCTGATGTTTGTGCAATAGAAGCAGTTACTCTTGTTGTATAAACTCCACCTATATCTACTGGGTTTGCAAATAAATAAGTTCCTTGAGAATATAAATCAAAAGCAGTTAAACCAGAATCAAAAAATCCAGTTGCATCATCAAAGTTTCCTATTGCACTATCAAAGAGTTCAGAAGAATCTAATCTTAAATTATCATCATCATCAAGAAATATATTAGTTTTAGTTCCTAAAAATGTAGGAGATTCAGTTTGTGTTGCAACAGCATTATAGTTTCCTATTGCCACAACATTAGTAGCTATAATTGTTTCGTTAGAAGATAAGTTTCCATTTTTATCTACTGCTTTAATTAAATAAGAACCTACTCTTGCTGGAACTGTTACTGAAGTAGCTGGTCTTGCAACTTTTTCAACTAAAGAAACTGAGTTTGCCCAAGACGCACCAGTTGTTTGTGTTGAAAATCTAATTTGATAATAAGCTAAATCTAAGTCAGGTATTTGTGTCCAAGACAAGTGAGCATCTCCACCAATTATGTTACAAGCAAAATCCTGAACATCAGCAGGTGGTGCTATTCCACCAATGATAGTTCTTGTTGCAGAAGTATAAGTAGATGAAACTCCCAATGTATTAAATGCTCTAACTCTTACGTTATAAACAAATCCATCTTTTACGTTTAATATTCTATGAAACAATCCTGTAACCTGACCAGATATAAGATAATCTGTATCTGTACTTAGTTTGTATTCTACTTGGTAGTAATCAACAAAGTTATCTAGTGATGCACCAATCGTTACATCTAAAGCAGTAATAACAACTCCGTCTGAGTATTCTATTAATTGGTCATCTAAAGTAACTGATACTGGTGCTGTAACAGAAAATGGATTAGGAAGTATTGTATCAGCTATTGTAGGTGCTTCGCCTTTTTCTTCCCAAGTATAAAAATTATCTTGATGTTCTTCTAAGCCAAGAGTTACTGTTGAATCTGAATTAATAGCTAAAGACATGACTCGGAATGGTTTATTTTCAAATCCTGCAGTAGAATAGGTAGCTGTTACTATATCTCCAATAGATAAATTAAGTGCTTCTGATGTAACTGTTACTTCTGCTTTTAAATTGTTTCTTGATCTTTTTAATATGTTCTCGCAAATTTCTTCTGCTTGATATGGAGAAGTTACTTGTAACATATCAAAGCTTCTTTCAAGTAAAGTATTGTTATCATCACTTAACATAGTTGCGTGTTGATCTTCTACTGGTAATGCTGAATCATCAAATGGTGGATAAGAAACTGTATCTGATTGATAATCTTTATTTGGGTTTACGTATGTTCCAACTACACGATTATACTTTTCTGATTTGCTTTCACCTTGTAATTTAACTTCGCTTACAACATTATCTTTAGTTAGTAATAATTGTGAACTTCCCGAACCTTCAATAATAATTTTGTATTTACCTTGTGTATAATTAAAGATTGCTCTCATAGGTACTAAGAGTTCTCTTACATTTTCTAAAACCTTTTTTTCACTATCTAATACTGCATTTGTTTCAAATAAGTTTATATCACTTACTACTTCATTTACTGTTGCACTAGTAGTATGAGATGTTGCAGTAGTGGAATTAGCACCTCTTGTGCAACCAGTTAATGTATTTGTAGATTTTCCAGTATAAGTTATTTGCTCACTATCAATTAAAATTGTACCACTAACAGGAAATAAACTAGCATCAGTTAAAACAATAGAAGTTACAGAATTATCTATACTTCCATTTAAAGTGTTTGTAGCACCAACATAAGGAGTTACTTGTGTATCGCAAGTATTTGCAGAAGTTTTAAATGTATCGTAGTTTGTTTCAAAGGCATCATTTGTTATTCCTTTTCCATATCTAGCATTTCTTAAATAATCTAAAAGAACTAATGATGAGTTTGCAGAATAAGCCCAAGTAGTTGGGTCATCTTGTCTATGAGAACCAGAACCACCTTTAGTAGAATCTAATCTAGGGTCATAAATCTTTTTACCTCTAACTGTTATTCTAACTTCTGGCAATCCATTGTAAGCATCTTGATTCCATTTAAACCTTAAAGCAACATAAGCTAATCCTGAAAGTTTATGATCTGAAGTCCAGTTAGTTGTCTCATCAAGTAAAGAAGAAGCTGATTGATTGTCTAATCCAAAAAATGGTTGAATAGATATTAAAGATTCTCCACCTTTATAGTAGTTAGTGTCTCCACTAGATACTTCTCTTAATGTTCCATCCGTTAATGCACCATCAAATGCTACTAGTTTATCATCAACGTAAACTTCATCTATTGCAGTAATTCCTGCACCACCACCTTCGCATAATACTCCTGCTACATAAAGATATTGATTATCAGCACCAGAACTTTCAACAAATACTCTAGTTAATCCTACTTGTCTTTTTCCATAAACAATAGGAATAGGATTATTATTTGAGTCTTTGCTAATAGTAATACCTTTGGCTTCATCTTGTGAATTAAATCTAGGTGCTTTTGGTTTCGGTGCAATTAAATAACTGATTGCTGTTGTGATGATAGTAGTTATAATCGCTGTAATAATAGGGGGGCTCATATATGAAACTCTCTTTTAAATTTTTCTGATCTTCTATAAATGTTAAACTTATCATCTGCTCTAATCCACTTAACAGATTCATTAACTTCAATCTTATCTCTAAAGTAATCTTTAACCCATCTCATAATTTCTTTTGCATGGCTTTTTGCAAGTATTTGCATAACCCAAATATTATTTCCACAATTCCATTCATTATCTTTTAGTCTTAAAGATAGTTTAAATCTTTGTTCAACATTATCGCTTAGGTAAGCCCAATTAGTAAATCCAACATCTTGATTTCCTACTCTATGAATTTGGTACTGATCTAAGTTAACTGATGGAGTTATCATTTTAGTTAATTCTTTGTATGTAAATTTATCATATTGTTTAAACTGTCTATAAAGATGTATAATTCTATACAAATCATTCATTAAGCTGAACCCCACTTAATCTTTTGTGCTGTCTTACTTGCAAACTCCATACCTTTATCATTAGGAAAATATAGTTTTTGTGAGTTCTCAGCAGTTCTTCTTCCTGAAGTCTTTTCAAAATCTGCCCAATGAGAAGTTATAATTACATTAATAGAAGATGTAGTAGCATTTTCCTCAAGAGCAAAGTTAGATATTCTTCCATCAAATAAAAGAAATGGGTCAGCTATTAGTGCCTGACTATCATTTAAAAAACCTCTATAAACTTTTGCAGGTTTGTTCATGTAGTTGTTGTTTAGCAATAAAGAAATTATTGTTGTATCTGCACCTGAGAATTTAAGTGTTAATGAGTTTACTGCAACATCAGCAGTTTCTTGAACTTCAGAACTACCTAAAAATAATGATGAAGCTGTATAAATGTTTCCGTCAAAGGTTAAATCTTTATAATGATCTGTGTAATATGTTCCTGTGCTAATTCCTAGATAAACAAGTTCTACTGGATTAAGTTTGTTAGTGGCTATTTCTGCAATTACCCCAGCAGTTAATGATCTTGTCATTACAGTACCTCTATTAAATCAATTTCGTATTGGAAAT